TTAATAAGTTTTTGAATTAGTTTCCATTCTTAATTTAAATTCTTGTCAAAATCTTGATTTAAGAATATTCTTAATTTAAATTCTTATTAACTTCTTAATTTAAGAATATTCGGATATAAAGACAATTATTTATAGTATATAAAGAGAGATAATGGCGTCACAATATGCTCTCACATGCACTAACGAAAAGCTATGGAAGTTTTATAATGCCCACCCGAGCTTGAATTTTGAAACTACCAATCTATTATTTATGGATGTATTAGAAAAGTTCCTACAAGATGCCAACACGTCTTTGAGCACAAATATTACAGCCCAACTTGTAGAACAAATTCAACGTCTACAATTACAGGTTGGTTCAATAACCGACAATCTCTCGCGGACGCAAAATGAAACAGCTATGAATTTCAACTATAAACTATCCGAGTTCAAAAAAGAATATATTGAAGAGGTTAAAGTTATTCTCACAAATAATGTTGCCGAAAAAGTTGCTCCGCTTTTGAAAGAACAAAACGCAATGATGTTGGATAAAACCCACCTCTTAATAAATACTCTTATTCCGAAGAACCAAGATGAAACGTCCGCCAAACAAATTAACGATTCAATGAAGACTTTACAAACATCTTTTTTGGATTTTAAGAGAGAATATATCGATGATATGAAAATGATATTGACAAATAATGTTGCCGAAAAAGTTGCTCCGCTTATGAAAGAACAAAACGCAATTATGTTGGATAAAACCCATCTCTTAATTAATGATCTCATTCCAAAGAATCATGATGATGCATTAATAAAACAAATTAACGAGTCCATGAAAGAACTCCATTCCTCTATTTCCGAGGATACTAATAAATTATTAACTTCTTCTATTAATCAACAATCCTTTGCGGATTTTATTTCCAGTATTGATAACAAATTTTCTAATGCCTTGCAATCATCTCAATCACTTTTTGGATCAACCGAACAGAGATTAGATTCTAGTATTAGAGAGATTAAAGCGTCTACTGAAACCCAAATTAATTATTTAAAAGAATTATCTTCTTCTAATCAAACTATTACCTCTTCTCTCAACAATAGTGTTTCTGATCTCTTGAAGAAAATGGAAAATTCCAGCTCGAAGGGGAAAATATCGGAAAACATTGTCTTCAATATTTTACATACTTTATATCCTTGTTCACAAATTGATCCGGTAGGAACAACCAAAGAAACGGGCGACATTATTTTAACGCGCAACAATAAACCCAAAATTCTTATTGAAAATAAAAACTGGGATAAAAATGTTGTTCAAGATGAAGTGAAAAAATTTATCCACGATGTGGAAAAAAATGATTGTTGCGGTTTATTTCTTTCACAAAATTATGGAATCGCAAATAAGGAAAATTTCCAAATAGATATTTCCGGAAAGAATATTTTACTTTATTTACATGAAGTGAAAAATGACGCCGAGAAAATTCGTGTCGCAATTAGTATTATTGATCATTTCAAAAGCAAGCTGGACGAATTAGATACTAATGCGGATGTGGATGTTATAAGCAAAGAAGTTCTGGATATGATTAATCGCGAATATCAAAATCATGCGTTGCAAAAAATCAATATGATAAAATTAATCAAAGATTGCAACCAAAAGATGCTTAAACAAATGGATGAAATAAAAATTCCTAGTTTGGAAGATTATCTCTCGAAACGCTACGCCTTTTCTACGAGCAAATTTACTTGTAAATATTGTAGCTTTGTCGGAAAGAACCAAGGGTCGCTGTCCTCCCATTTGAGAGGTTGCACAGTTAGGAAAACTATGGATGGAGATAATTCTTCAAATGAGGATGAAATCGGTGAAGAAAATACAATAATCGAAACGGAACCGATTGATCTTCAAATCCCTATTTTGTCAGCTGAAAAAACGAAAACGGGGAAGACCAAGAAACCCAAGTTAACTATCAATACTTAGGATATAAATCCAACTTTTAACATCCTTGGAAAATTATTAAAGAGAGAATATTGATTATTTTCATTAAATAAATAATCAATGTTTGTAAAATCATTAGTGCCGTTTTTTACGCACATATTTATTCAAAATCATTTCACTTTCCCTTTTTGTATTTCCATTATATATAATGTCGTCAGATCCGTCATCCCTTGAAGAATACGGGAAACAAATGATACTTGAAGAAAAATGCCAATTTCCGCCAACTGAAATTAATCATGATTTAAATCCTCCTCTCACAACTTCATTAACATCAAACAGGTTTTTTAAAGGTATATATGCGACCTCCTTAGGAGAATGTCAAAATAATTCAATGTACAATAGTAGTTTTAGATTAAAGAATGATATGAATATGGTAAGCTATATTTTTGAACCACTAAATATTGACGATATCAAATCTATTCCTACGAGAGATGATCACACTGATGTAATAGACGTTAGGACCAATGGAACCATTTCCGCTTGTACGATCCAAGGCTTTAATAAACCTTATACAAATTCTGTATTCGAATTATTTAAAGATTCTGATGATAAATATTTTGAGGATATTTTTTTTGTAATTGATACCGGAGACAATCTTGTTCAACTATTAGCTGGGCTTACCCCCCCATCCAAAATTAATATCCATCAAATTCATTCAATGGTCACCTTGGCCGATAGTGCGCCGAAAACAATACCGAATTCACCCAAATACAAAAAAAACAATAAGTTAGTTATATTGCATTCATGGTATTATTCTGAGCCAATAATAATAGATCATGAAGACCCATTATTTATTTCGTCGTTCAGGATAGAGAATAGTCGAGCAGCAGGATATGACAGTATCACCAATTGGGAAATAAAACAAAAATGGACACTACCAGCTGTAGCTGGACAAACGACTTATATAAATTCAGTTAGTAATGCAAAAAAAGATAATAACAAAAATGTAGTAAAATCCTATTTAGAAACATATGTTATTCCCAAGATTGATTACGCATTTTCAGATAAAGATAAAATACACGGCTCACATTTTATCCAAAGAAAACGATCAGGTGATTATTTACAAGTATTGTTCGCCGAAAAATTACCTGGATTAATGAAATATGATCCATCCGGCAGGTTTGAACTAAAAAATACTCCATATGATCCATTACCCTTTTCATATATAAGAGACAAATATACCGTAAACCAATTTAGACAGAGAACGTTCTTTATAACCGGCGATTGGCCAGCCGTTTGTTGGGCAATCTGGAATAGAGTTAATACTATAATGGTATTTAAACATCCAAAAAACATAGAAGAATGCTGTATTTTAAAATTTTCATTTGAATGATTTAAATTTATATAGGTATATATTAGTGAATAAGATGGCATTATTAAATGTTGAAGAACAAAAAATAAATATAACAATGGGTTATTTAAGTTCTCTACAATCGGCGGAAGATATCAACGCAGACGATTTTATTCAAAATTTTATTTATAGTTTAGATGCGGAATATATAGTTAATAATAATATATTTGATATATTGTTTGATATATATTTTGCTTTAAATCCTCCGGTAGCAATAGCAAAACTAACAGAGGAAATATTTTATGACGAAGATGGGAAAGAGGTTTATGACGAAAATAAGAAACCATATGTTACTCTAAACGATGATGCCTGGAAGGCTAATTCCAATCGTTATTATTATTATGATATCTTATATGAAGCTAACAAATCTTATTTGACAGATTTAAATAGTCAATCTACCTTTATCGATATTTTAATGGGGGTTTTAACAAATTTCATATTAAATACGAATTATTACTATCAAATGTTACCAGACCCGGGCACATCAACAACAGAGACCGGACAAACCGTTGAAGTCGATCCTTCATATTTTAGATATGAGCACACAAATTTACAAAGGTCGTATTTTATTTTTTGGAAATTTGTGTTTACCCAATTAAAAGATATTTTTTTATTGCCCGAAGAAATTGATATAGAAACTGCTCTTCGTAAATTGGCAAATAATATATTAACTTATTTTGTACAAAATAATTTAGATTTTGTTAAAATAATAATAGATATTTATTATAATTTTTTGCCTGAATCTTCTACTGTTTTTACAAATATTGATGAACAACTTGATTTAATCTCAAGACAAGCATTAATTAATAACGAACCCATTCGTATAAAAAACAACACAAAATCCAACAAAGAAAACAAATCGGGGATCCTGCACAAAACAATAGATAATTATACTAAACGGCGCAAGCCTATAAGCGGTACTACTGCTACTATGAGCGGTAAGTCTAAGTCTAAATTTGTCACTCAACGGCGAAAGCCTATAAGCGGTATTACTACTAGAGATACTACTACTACTATCGGTACTACTACTAGCGGTACTACTGCTAGAGATAAGTTTAAAAGCGTCACTAGCGGTAAATCTAAGAGGAAGCCTACAATTGATATTAATACGATTTTTAAATTAAATAATCCCCAGCGCGAACTGTACACCCTACAGGAACAGCCTGCATATGGCGGAGGAAGGAAACGCACACACCGGAGAAAAAAGAATAAACGCAGTAAGAATAAACGCAAGAGTATAAAACGCAAAAATAAAAAAACACGGAAATATCGTAAAAAGTTATAAATAATTTATTTATCGCCCTCTTTATAGGGTTTTTGGATACAATACGGTCGCCTGGAATTTAACCAGAACGTACTCTCACATATATTATCTAGACTTTGCCCGCATTTGCATTCAAAGTCTATGCCAGAGGTTTTGCAGGGGGTTTCTCCGGGGGTTTCGTCCCCCCGCGACGACTTTGGCGAAGCCGGGTTTGAAAGGGCAGAGCCCTTTGCTTTATATTCCTTTTCGTTTGCGGTTTGTATTCTTTTATGCGTCGTTGGGGGGCGATACCCTCTACCAAATTTAATCGAGAAAGAGCGCATTGCAACTGCCGTCGTCGCCATGATAGTTTGTTTTATTGCCATCATTCTTTATTTGTATTGATATTTTATCTTATTTTTAAATATCAATTTTTTGCCATTATGTATTAAAAAATACCTATTAATTAATCCATTAACGATGGATGAAAAATATATTTTCATTATCTACACCTGTAAAAAAAACTTGACTAAGGCAGAAACTATCTACGAGAGAATAAATACCAAGATGATCCACGGGAAGGTCTATATTAGTTATGGGGACAACAGCAATCCTGAAGATTATAACAACCTCAATTATAAAATAAGAGAGAATAAATATATTGTTTTAAACGTCTACGATGATTATGATCATTTAAATGATAAAACCCTATTACTACTGCAAACCGTGAATGAATTATTTCCATCGATTAAAGGCATGTTTAAATGCGACGATGATGTGTGGGTAAATATAAATAATATAAATAATTTAATACGAATGAACGAGTCCAATAATAATAAGATAGATTATGCAGGCTATGTCAGTGATTATTGGCCTGAAAATTCTACCAAATTACCTAGTTCAACCCATTGTAAATTTTGCGGCGGACCCTTATATTATTTGAGTAAAAAATCACTAACTTGTTTTACCCCGGCCAAGCTGCTTGAGAAACAATTTATAAAAATATATTACGAGGACGTTATGGTTGGTAAACATTTAATCAATCATAATATATTTCCCATAACCGAACATTGGTCACAATTATATAGTGATTGTATTGAATACTCAACGCATATATCCTATCATAATAATAAACACCATAATGATTTATACATTTACCTACACGGCGGCTTAGGCAACCAACTTTTTCAATTAGCCTGTGGTATGAAAATGGCGAAAAAATATAATAAAAATTTCGTATTTAATACGCACGGGGTTATAGCAAATCCTCATCAGAACCATAATGTAGCGCGGACTATACAAATCATACGAAAATTATGTCCGGCTCTACCAGTCTCTATTGAAAAACTCTCACCTAATCAATATCAGGTAATAAAAGAAGAGACTAGCGATTCGTTTTTCTACACTGAAGCAAAATTAGATAATACCTTTCAGGTCTATGCCAATGTATGTTTGCACGGTTATTATATTAATGCCGCCTACATTCCCACCCTAGCTGATAATACGCTGTTTACCGAGATTGTCCGGCATATAACTCCCACCGATCAACGCTTATTAACCCACGATTTCACAAACACCTATTTTATTCATATTCGGTTAGGCGATTTTTTAAAAGAACCGATGTATCAGATTGAACTAAAAGCCTATTACAATTTTTGTATTAACGCAATACTAAATGTAAACCCAAGCGCCGTATTTTATATTTGCACGAACCAGTATGATGATGCGTTATACGCCTATACGAGAGATTTCCCCAAACAACTCCGCATAAATGATAATATAATCAATCTAACCTATCATCTACAAGATAAATCAAATGACGAACTCGATACTTTATATATTATGTCATCATGCTGTGGAGCCATCTGCGCAAATTCTACGCTCAGTTATATGGGCGCCTTTTTTCAAAAAAGCACTATTAATAATAGCCAGGACCATATTTATATGCCGTATCCCTATGTCCGGTTTATGAACGGGTTCAATGAAACAAATGTCACTACGAGTATGTATCCGGACTGGTGCCGAATATACAATACTTTAAATGATACCATTATTACCAAATAATATGAATAAAAAAGATTTTTGTTTTTTCATATTATTTATTTATTCGTATTATTTATTCTCTCTTTTAAACTAAGAGTGCTTGCTGCTGCGGCGGTCTGCTCTGTCTTCGTGGCGTTCTTCGCGGTCCTGGAGTTTTGTGTAGTACGGCTTCGGGTAGCTTCGCATCTTCTCGTGGGAGGGGATAATCCATTTGAAATAATCCATCGCTTGCTGCACTTCCCGGTCGGCGCCCCAAAACATCAAGTAGCGCGTGTCGTAATCAAACCAGATGTAATCTAGGTTATAGAATTTCGCTACATATTTTGCTTCCATCCCGTGCTTGTACTGGAGAATGAAATTTGCGCCGGCGTCGCTGACATAGTCAGGCAAGAGGATATAGCCATAGGCGGTCATTGTGCGGCTCTCGACCCTTTTCGTAAATCGCGCTTCGTCTGCCTTGCTGAATTCTGTAAAATTATT